GGCTTCCCGGGCAAGGCAGCACCTGCGGCATCAGGGGCGAGGCGAAGCGTCGGCAGTGGAACCAGAGGTCGACGACCGGCCAGATCCACGCGGGGAGCGCGAGACGCGGATTTTCTTTCCAGCGCGTACCGGCGATCTCCCAGCCGCCTTCGACCGTGCGGCCGAACTGGAAGGCTTCGGGCTGGCGTCTGACGGCGACGGCCGCGGCGAGTTTCCCTCCAGCCCTCGCGGCTGCTGCAGCTCGTATGCGCGGTTGCCGGCGAGGCTGAGCAGGAACGGCTCGATCTGCGACAGCGTGGCGTCACTGACTTGCCCGTCGCGGCCGAGCTCGAAGGTCACGCCCTCGATTTCCATGCCGACGCAATAGCGCTTGAGCGCGACGATCGGCGCGATCGCGCGCCGGCGCTCGAGCTGCGCGACCAGGTCGCGGTAATCCGGCCAGCATTCCGCCAGGATCTTGCGGACGCCGGCGAGCAGCGCGCGATCGTCGGCGCTGAGCTGGTCGACGTCGCCTTCGCCTTCCGCCTCGATCAGCCCGAGCAGTCGATCGAGATCCGGATCATCGGCCAGCAGCGCGACCACGCCGCCCCGAATCGCCTGGCGCAATTCGAAGCCCCAGACCTGCGCGCAGCGATGCGGGCCCGAAAGCTCGGCCTCCATCTGGCCGCGCTCGATCACGTCGCCGGCGCGCAGATGAAGCACCGGCGCGCCGGGCTTCGGGTTGCCATGGTCGTCGCACATCCAGGGCGGCGTGTAGGGGATCGTCGCCCCCTTGCTGGTCAGGATCATCTAGCGGCCCTCAATAGAAGACGAGGAAGCCGTCGGAATCGCGGACAAAGCCGTCCTTGCCGATCGAGCGAACCTGCAGGGTGACATCGTCCGAGCGCAGCTTCCCGCGCATGCCGTTGTCGAGCATCACCGGCTGCGTCGCTGGCATGACCATCGCCTAGCGGTTGCCGGTCTGGCTGCCGTGACGCAGGACGCCCGGCATCTGCACGCCGTTGCCGATATCGGTGATGGTGTCCCGGTTGGCGACGAGGGTCGCCAGCGGGTCAAGCTTCAGCATCTTCTTGCGATCGACGATCTGACCGGGGCCGAAACCATAGGGCGTGTTCGGATCGTCGATGTTCTCGATCTGGCTGCCGGGAACCACCGACCAGGTCGAGATCGTGGTGGCCTTGCGGTTGAGGCTGGCTGCCGGCGATACGCCCACGCCCTGCACCATCACCGGCGCCGAATGGCCGGCGATCACGAGGTTAGCGGGAATCGGGGCGTCGACGCGGCCGGCATAGATCCCGGTCATGTTGAACGTGGCGTAACCCGGGCGGGCGCTCTTGCCGTCTGGCGTCATCGTGCCGCGGCAGCCGACGAACTTCATTAGCCGGCCGTCTTCGTAGATGTAGCACGTCCCCGATGGCTGATCGGTCAGGCGCGAGGCGGTGTCGCTGGGCGACGTCTGCGCATAGCTCCAGCTCGCCGGCATCGAGACCTGCGTCGTCGCATCGAGCGCGGGTGCGAACGTCTCGGACAGCGTCGCGACGCGCGCGGCGCTGTATTCGATGACGGCAGGCTGCGCGCCGGCGCCGGTGCCGCCGGTCAGCAGCAGGATCATGCCGAGCACGGCGCGCGACACGGCAGGGAAGGCCGCCGGCAGCGTGAGGGTGTTGGCGCCGCCCGCGGTCGCAGCGGCCGCGGCGATCGCCGCGGTGAACTGGCCACGCCAGCCGCATGCCTGAAGCGGCTGGTGCAGCGGGGGCTTCACGGTTGCCGAGTAGACGACACCGGGCCCGGCGCCCTTGATACGCGACTTGAAGCTGATCGGCGTGACCTGGCCGATGATGAGCGGCGCGCCGGCGACGAGCGAACCGGTCGCCTCGTTCGCGTCTTCCATCGTCCAGGGCGTACCGTAGGTGACGCTGTCGGCCTCGACGGGGAGCGCGTCGGCGGTGGGATCCGGATTGGCGTCGACGCCTTCGATGCCCTCGAGCTTGAACAGCACGGCGACGTTCGCCGGGCGAATGGTCTGGTCCATGGGTGGCCTCCTTCAGGCGGGTAGAGCGGGGTCGGCCCGCGAAGTGGAAAACTGGATCTCGAAGTCCTGGGCAAAGCCGAGGCGGCGCACGCTCGAGAGCGCGGCGGTGAACAGGCGAAGGTCGCCGTCCTCGATCAGCTCGACGGTACCGCCGAGCGTCTCGTCGGCCATGAGCGCGGCGACGACGGACGCGAGCAGCGCGTTGCGCGCCAGCGTCGGTGCCTTGCCGCCAGCGCCGTCGACGAAGCCGTCGATCGTCACTGTCATCGCGCGGCGCGTGAGGCTGACCTCGCGCTCGAGCACGGCATGGCCGGCGTCGGTGATGCCGAGGGCGGGGAATGCGCTGGGGTCGCCAGCGGGTTCGACCTCGACTTCGAGAGCCAGGTCGACGATCGCTGCCTCGATTGCGGCAAGGATCTGATCGCGCACCGTCATTGCGCCGGTCCCGCGTCAACAACGATCAGCCACCAAGCGCCAATATCGTCGCGGCGCGTGACGTCGGAGATCTCCCAGCGCTGGCCCTTATGAGTGAAGCTGTCGCGCGTTTTCGAAGGCCGCTTAGGCAGATCGCTCTGCTGGATCTCGTAGGTCAGCTTGCGCAGTGTGCTGCCGGCGCCCGGGAAGCTCGCAGCTGCGTCGTCGGTCCAGATCGCGCCGATCGGCTTGAGAAGGATGCCGTCCTGCGAGTAAAGAATCGGCTCTGGATCGACGAAGGCGGCACGAATGGCGGCAAGCGCCGCCGCCTCGGCAGCATTCATTTCGCTGCGGCTTCCCGCTCGTCGGCTTTGGCGGCGGTTTCCGAAACGGCGCGATTGGCGTCGACCATGGCTTTCGCGCGGTCGGCGTCGATCTCGCCGGCCTTGTCTCCGATCGACAAAGTCTCGCCCGCGTCGACATAGCTGCCGTCGTTTCGGGATGCGGCGCTGTACAATGTGATCTTCTTCATGGCTGATCTCCAGCAAAGGGGGCGGCGCAACACGGTCACGCCGCCCAGGTGCACCGGGCAAAGGGAGGTAGCGGAGCCCCGGTGTTAGGCTGGGATCTGACCGGTCAGCAGCACGCGGCCGATCAATGCGGCAGAGGCCGCGGCCTGCGTCGCGACACCGATCAGCGTGTTGTTGGTGGCCGTGGTCGTGACGTTGAGCGCCGTGTTGTCCCAATAGACCCTCTGTCCCGGGGTCCACGCGGCGCCAGCGGCCTTCGCGATGTCCCAGACACCGATCCGGCGAGCTTCTACCGGCTTGCCGGTCGCGGCGTCAGCGAGAGCAACGGCGAACAGAGCGCCGACGAGAACGCCGCTACCCGAAGCCAAGGCCCGTGGGGCGGTTACGGTGAGCGTCTCACCGGGCTGGACGAAGTTACGTGCCATGTTGGCTTACTCCTTGGAGGCCGCGCCCTTGCGGGCAGGCTTTGCTTCGGGGGTGGCCGCCGGGTCGACCTGCGACAGGTGCGGATTCTCGAGATCGGGCGCGGGCAGATCGCTGCTCGGGGCGGCGATTGCCTCGCCGGTTACCTCTGCGATCTGCTCCTTGGTGAAGCCGTCGGTGACGTCTTCGGCGAGCTTCTCGTCCTCGACGAGGCGCTTGGCATCGGCATCCGAAACAGGGATCGAACCCTCGTGCGGGTGCCGGAGAACGCCGCCGACATAGGCGGCGCTGAGGAGCGTGATGAACTTCATGGGATATCTCCAGATGCAGGAGAGCAGCGCGCGGCTGCCCTCCTATTTCTCAGACCGGGGCGATCAGGCGCCCGGCTGCTTGTACGCCGAGCGGTAGTTGACCGCGCCGGTGCCGTAATCGTGGCGGACCTTCCACTCGACACCGTCGACGCGCCAACCGTCCTGGCTGTCGGTGAACGGCTCGGTCACCCCGTTGAGGAAGACCACCTCGAGGGCAGGTGCCGTGCTCGGATCGGCGAAGCCATAATAGGCCGTGCCGGTCAGGCGCTGCGTTGCGATGATGTCGCTCAGCAGGCCCTTCACGATGTTCGGCTTCTGCAGCTTGTTCACGGCATCGGGATCGTACTCGCTCCCGTTGATCGTGATCGCGGCACCGCGCAGGCTACGCGGCACGAGCAGGCGATCGAGGCCGATCTCCAGATATTCGTTGCCGCTGATGTCCTTCTGAGCACCCATGGCTGCATCCATGGCGTCGAAGGCCGCGACCGAAGGCGCCGCGCCGGTCGTCGCGAGGTTGCCGTGCTCCGCGGAGAACAGCGCAAACCCATCATTCATGACGGGGTTGCTGTTCAGGAGGGCATACACGTCTACCTCGATGGTCAGCTTGGCGGCGCGGCCGAGATCCACGGCCAGGCCGGAGAACACGTCCATATCGTCGTTCACGATCGCCTGACGGCTCAGGTTGATCATGTTGCCGACCGTCTTGGCGACGATCATCTCGCGCGCGAGATCGGGGATCGGCTTGTTCTTGAACTCGCCGGCCTCGTTCACCTGATCGAGCGCGCCGAAGCTGCCGCGCAGGTACCGCGTGTGCGGACGGAAGTCGGTCACGGTGCCGATGCCGCAGAAGCGGGTCCAGGTGTCCGGCGTGGTGGCATACGCCGCCTGCAGGATGCGGTGGATCGCGTTCTCGAACAGGACGGGGAAGTCGCTGGTCGTCTGCGTGATCACGGCCGCCTGCGAGGTCATTGCCTGGCGGACGATCGTGTCGGGGTCGCGCATCGAGCGGGTGTTGGTCCCCGCGTTCTCCAGCGACTCCCGTGCCAGGTCGACGTTGCGCATGCCGCGGAACTCGCCCGGATCGATCTTCAGCGCCTTTTCGCCGGGGTGAGCGAGAGCGTGCGCTTTTTCGACAAGATGGGCGACGCCCGCCTTGACGAGCAGCCAGTTGGTCGCGCCTTCCCGAAACTTGTCGCGCTGGTCGACCGTGACGCGCGCCGGGCTGTTGTGGCCGACGTTGGCCGCGTCACCGCCCTCGGCGAGCTTGTCGAGGATCTTCTCGCGCGCTGCGGCAAGCGTGGTGTCACCGTTGACGAGGTCGTCGATGAACGCCGCCGTCATGCCGTGCTTGGTGCCGAGCGAACGGATGCCGCCGACGCGCGCACGCTCGGTCGCGATCGCTGCCTGCACGTCCGTCGACTGAGCCGCATTTGCGGTGCTGTCGGTGGTTGCAGCTGCTGCAGCCAAGGCGAGAGCGCCGGTAGCGGGCAGGGCATCCTTGGCATCGAGCGCGACTGCGGAATTGACGATCTTATCGATCTCATTCTGCGTGCCGCCCTCCTTCTGGTACTTATCGATCGCGGCAACCAGCGCCGCGCGGGTCTTATAGAGGTCCATGGTTGTCTCCTGTGGACGTTGAGGAGCGGACGCGGCCGCTTTTGGCTTGCCGATCATCGCCATTGCGGAGATGCGCGGGGTTTCCGGGGCCCTGCGGAACCCGAATGCGGTGACGTCGCAGGCCGCGGCGCTGGACGCCTCGATCACGGACGTGACGAATTTTTGAGCGAGCGCCTGCTCGGACGTGAGCCACGTCTCGGCGTCGAGCATCGGGACGAGGTCGTCGGCGCTCAGACCGGTCCGCCCCGAATAGATCCGGACCAGCTGATCGCGGATCACGTCGAGCTTGTCGGCTGCTGCGCGGAGCTCGCGTGCGTCGCCGATCGCGACGTCCCACGGGTTGTGGATCATGATCAACGCGTTGTCGGCCATGATGATCTCGTCGCCGACCATGGCGATCACCGAAGCCATTGACGCCGCCAGGCCATCGATATGGATCGTGACTTTGCGACCTGCGGCTTTTGCGCTGGCGAGCGCATTATAGATCGCCAATCCCTCCATGACGTAGCCGCCTGGGGAATTGATGCGAACGACGAGGTCGTCGTCGCTGCTCGCGATCAGGCCGAAAAGGGTCTTGGCATCAAGGCCGTCCCACTCATCGCCCACGATCCCGTAGATCAGGATGTCGGTCATGAAGCTGCCTTTCGAGTTGCTTCGGCGACGGCTTCGGCCGCCTGTTCTGCGGGATTGCCGACGGCCGTGACGCGGCGTGGATCGCTGTCGAAGATCAGGCCAAGCTCATCGAGCTTCGCAAAGTCGGCTGCTGCTTCAGCGAGGAATGTGTCGGGATCTTCGCCGCGCTCGCGCGCCCACTGCGAGATCGTCTTGCCGCCGGCCCGAATGGCATCGCGCGAGGCCTTCACCTCGTCCGACGGGTTGATCATTTCACGCCCTGGCGGGGTCCAGCGCACTGTGACGCCGGTCACGTTCTCGCCGATGAACTCGAGCGCATCGATCATCCATGCGCTGACAGCGCCGCAAAACTGCGGGATGAACATCGTCCACTGCCACGTCGCCAAGGACCGCTGGTACTCGAGCCAGCCCATCCGACCGGACGAGAAGTTCACGTTCGACAGGTCGCCGGTCAGGGCTTCGTAGGGGACACCAAGGCCGGACGAGATCGCGCGTAGCGAGACTTTCGTATAATCGCCGTAGCCCTCCGTTGCGGGCGGGTTGGAGAACGTCACCTCCTCACCGGGCCGCGCGTACTGAAATGTCCCCGGCTCAATGTAATCGAGTGGCTCGCGCTCGTCGGGGCCGCCATCCTCAGTCTGAACGCCGGGAATTGCACCACCATCGTCCTCGCCCGTCACGACGCCGACGAACGCGTTGGCCAGCTTCTGCCGCGTCAAAGTGGCGTCTTCGAAGTCCGCGAAATCCTTCATCCGCAGAACGATCGGCGCCAACCAGGTCGCGCCGTGCTCCATCTCAGGGCGATCGGCGCGGAAGACATGGGCGACGTCCGCCGCCTTTACGAACGTCGAGCCGAGCGACGACGGGCGGGCACTGCCGGGGTGCCCGCTATAGAGCCAGTAACCTTCACGGGCACCGATCGGGTTGAACTGCACGCCGTTGACCAAGAAGCCACGGTTCACGCCCGGCGCGCTATCGAGCGGCCCGTGCTTTGACGGGTCGATATAGTCCGGCTCGAGAACTTGAAGCTGCACCGGCAGCGGTAGGCCGTCCGATGCCCGGCGCCACCGGCGACGCATCACCACGGCACCGCTTTCGACGATCGTCCGTGCGGCCTGAAGCTGTAGACCGTAAAGATCGTGCCGGCCGCTGCTATCGCACGCGCTGGTATCGAAGTGGGCCCGGGCTTTCGCATTGAGCGCGTTGTCGATCACGCCGTTCCGATAGACCTGGAAGGTGATGCCGGTGCCGACGAGATTGTTGGCGATCGTCGACACGCCGCGCGCGGCGAATGGATTGTTGCGCACGAGGTCACGCGCGATCCCGCGGAGCGCCGCAGCCACCGCCGGCGACAGTTCGCCATTCGCGTCCCGCTGCGTCCGGCGCCAGCCCGCCGCGCGGCGCCCGAAAGTGGCGCCATCGTATTCTGCCCGCGCGCCGCCGCGCGCGATGCGCTGACGCGGCGCCGCAACTGGCCGGGGCGCTGCAGCCGGGCGGCCAAGCAGCCGGTCGAGGATTGTCCGATTGGCCATTCCTACAGGCCTGACCGGTAATAGGGGACGCGGTGCCGAACGATTCCGCCCAGCGCGCGCGACTGCATTTTCAGCTGCGCATCCACCACCGCGATCGCCGCGGTTACGCCGTCGACGGTCTGGAAAGTGGTCTCGCGGCCATCGGCGAAGCGGACCTTCTGCGCGCCGGTCGCCACCGCGACGAGGGTCGCATGGAGCTTGTCGAGGTCGGATTGCTGATACGCCATGCCTACCTCCTTCGGTTGCTGGTGAACGGGTTCGAGCGCTTCGCCTTGGCGGCGGGCGGGGGATTCGCCGGCTTCGGTGCCGGTTTCGGAGCAGTCAGCACGCGCCCCGGCTGGGGCGGCTCGGAGCGTTCGGCGGTCGAGTGATCGTCAGGCTGTTCGATGACTTCGGGTTCGCTGGGTGCCGATTGCTCGCCGGTCAGCTTCGCCCATTGGCTTTCGGTCCAGCGGTCGGCGCCAAGGCTGATCGCAACGGCCCGGGCGTACACGGCGTTATCGAGCGCCTCGTTGCGGTCGCGAAGCTTATGCCATTCCCGCCGGATGCCGCCGGTGCGTTGCTTGATCTCGCGGAGCTCTTCCGCGACCAGCTGCTTGATCCACTCGTCGTCGGTGCCCTGCGGCAGGTAGATGTACCCGTCGGAATAGGCCTCGCCGTCGGTGGGCTTCTCCAGCCCAAGCTGCCCGTAAAGCTCGAGCTTCAGCATCGACGTGCCGATGTTCCAGAGTCGGACGCCCTTCTTCAGCTTCCGCCCGTTGACCGATACATCCTGCCAGGACGGCGCGCCGATCGCTTGCTGCGCGGCTAGGGACTCGCGCCCCTTTACCGCCATGACGAAACCGGGGTGGCGGCGAGCCCACCCGTAGACCTCCATCGTATTCTCACCGTCGCCTGAATCGACCGCGACACGCGCGAGGCGCATCGACCGGCCGTCAGCGGAAACCCATTCGCGCGCGATTTCCTGATCGAGCTTTTTCCAGGTCGCCTTGTCGGCGATCGGACCGAACACCTCGATGCGCTGGACGAACGCCCGACGCCGGCCGGAGCCAAACGCCCAGATGTCGGCGTCGATACGACCGCCGCCGCCCCGCTGAACGTCTGCTGCCATGACGAGCAGCCCGGCCCATGCTGGCGGCGTTCCGATCATCATGGCCGCCTCGCGACGTTCGTAAAGCCGCTGCCATTCCGGGGCTTCGCCGCGCTCGGCCCACACATCGCCGAGCACCTGGTTGACGAAGGTCTTGAGGAGGTTCGGATCCTTACGGACCTCCATGAACTCGCGGGCCAGTTCGACCCAGGCCGCGCCGCGGTGCTGACTGTAGCCGGACCAGATATGGAAGCTGCGGTGGCGTGGCCCGTTCTCCGGGGCATGCGCGCGCCACTCGCCGTTCAGGTCCATCCACGGCTTGCGCGATTCCTCGATGTCGCAGCCAGCTTCGCACCGGTACCAAGCGCGCTTCGGGTTCTCCTTCGGCTCCCATCGGATGCCGGGACCTGTTCCATCGCCCCAGACCAGCACCTGCATGTGCCCGCACTGGGGGCAGGGGACGTACCGATGTTCCTGCGTTCCGGCGTAGAACAGCGCGTCGATCCGGCTGATACCGGCCAGCGTTGGGGTGGAGCCCGCGGCACTTAGCGGTTCGTCCGATGTCTGGTTGCGCTTGAACGCCAGGCGGGCAGGGTCGCCTTCCAAGCCCGAGGATACCGGGTAACCGTCAGGCTCCTCGAGCAGCACGCTGTCAGTCGTGACGCGCCGGAACTCCTTCGGGCTGTTCGCACCCTTGATCTGGATCCAGCCGCCCTTGAAGCGCTTCGCCCGGATCTGGTTGTCTCGATGCCGAGGCTTGAACGTCGCAACGGTGCGAATGA